AAATTAAATGGGGTCAAGCCAACAGATAGTCAAATAGATTGTATTGGTTGCGGCTCGTAAGCACAACTATGAAAGCACCATTCCAATTTATCGTAAAGCCACTTAATGGCAAGAGATACGACAACACAAAAGAGATATCAGGTACTGAGTTTATAACAAGCACATCGGAAGAAGACCATAAGTTTTCAAATCGTTACGCAGAAGTAATAGAAACGCCATTAGGTTATGAAGGAGAAATTAAAATTGGTGACACTTTACTTGTTCATCATAATGTTTTTAAGTTTTATTTCGATATGCAGGGTAGGCAAAAGAGTGGCAAAAGCTTTTTTAAAGACGATTTATTCTTCATAGACCAGGAGCAGTTCTTCATGTACAAGCAGGATGGAGAATGGCATGCGTACGATAGGTATTGCTTTATAAAGCCAATTAAAACAGAGGAATCTTTTCTTTATAAGAATGTAAAGGAAGAGCCGTTGGTTGGTGTAATGAAGTATACAAATAAATACTTGCTGAGTAAGGGAGTTAATGTAGGCGATAAGGTTTCATTTAAACCAGAAAGCGAGTATGAGTTTTTGGTTGATGACGAAAAGCTTTATAGAATTTATGACCATCAAATAACAATGAAGTTGTAACATGGATAGCTCTAAAGAAATAAAGTTAAAGATTATTGAAGCTGGGCACAGAGCTGTCGAGCAGCTTATAAAGGTTGCCAGGGAAGAGATTATAAAGCCAGATGTGGAGGATGAGATTTCAGCAGATAGGCTTAAGAATGCTGCTGCCACTAAGAAGTTAGCTATATTCGATGCCTTTGAAATTTTAAGTAGACTAGAGCTTGAGAAGGAAGCTTTGGATACGATAGAAAAGGGAACTAGTAAAACAGATACAAAACAAGGATTTGCAGAACGAAGGTCAAAAAAACAATAGCTTATATAGAGTACTAGAGGATTTCATCCCCAAGTCTGTGCTTACCAGCAAAAATAAAGGTAAGTCGTGGGAGTATGGATATAACTCAAAGTACGATGTTATCATCATATCAAAGGACGGAACTCTTGGTGACGTTATTAGCATAAGTGGTTTAGTTATTGGTCTGCCTGCCACTCCAAAGTCATACTGGTCAAGGTCTAAGAAAAAAGAAGAGCAGCACTGGGAGAGGCAAGAGCTTCCAAAGGAATTATCTAGGATAAAGTCTATATTCCAATGGAATGATATGCCATCAGAGTTTAAGGACAGGTGGGTTGATTACATTGAGCAGGAGTTTGATTACAGGGAGAGTGGAATGTTCTTTAAGAATAACGGAGTTCCGTCTTACATAACAGGCTCTCATTACATGTACCTCCAGTGGGCATCTATTGACGTGGGTTACCCTGACTTTAGGGAGGCTAATAGAATTTTTTGGATTTATTGGGAGGCATGCAGGGCTGATAAAAGAAGCTTTGGAATGGACTACTTAAAGATAAGACGTTCAGGATTTTCCTTTATGGGTTCTTCTGAGTGCGTAAACGTAGGTACTCTGGCTAACGACTCAAGGGTTGGAATACTATCCAAGACGGGTAGCGATGCTAAGAAGATGTTTACAGACAAGGTAGTTCCTATAAACAGTAGGCTTCCTTTCTTCTTTAAGCCAATTATGGATGGTATGGATAAGCCTAAGACTGAATTAGCGTTTAGAGTTCCTGCGTCTAAGATTACAAAGAAAAATATGTTTTCTGTTTTGAATGACGACATGCAAGGTCTTGATACGACAGTCGATTGGAAGAACACGGATGATAACAGTTACGATGGAGAAAAATTACTTTTATTGGTTCACGATGAAAGTGGGAAATGGATTAAGCCAAATAATATACTAAACAACTGGAGGGTTACAAAAACTTGTTTACGTTTGGGTAGTAAGATTATAGGTAAATGCATGATGGGTTCTACTTCAAATGCTTTAAACAAGGGGGGTGGAAATTTCAAAAAATTATACGAGGATTCAGACGTTACTAAGAGGAACAGGAACGGTCAGACAAAGAGTGGGATGTATTCGTTGTTTATTCCAATGGAGTGGAACATGGAGGGGTTCATTGATATGTATGGAATGCCTGTTTTTGATACTCCAGAAAAACCTATACTTGGTATTGACGGTGAGATGATTACAGAGGGAGCGATTGACTATTGGCAGGCAGAGGTGGACTCCTTAAAGAGTGACGCTGACGCTTTGAATGAATTTTATAGACAGTTTCCGAGAACAGAATCTCATGCGTTTAGGGATGAGAGTAAGCAATCAATATTTAACCTTACAAAGATATATCAGCAGATAGACTATAACGACACTTTAATATCAGAACATCACGTAACAAGGGGCTCTTTTCATTGGAAGGATGGTATTAAGGATAGCAAGGTTATCTTCAGCCCTGATAAGGGTGGAAGGTTTTATGTCGGATGGACTCCTAATAAGGGCTTACAAAACAATATAATAGTAAAGAATGGTATTAAGTATCCTGGGAACGAACACATTGGTGCGTTTGGTTGCGATAGTTATGACATATCGGGTACTGTTGGCGGTGGAGGTTCTAACGGTTCTCTTCACGGACTGACTAAGTTTAATATGGATGAAGCACCTAGCAACGAATTTTTCTTAGAGTACATAGCTAGGCCTCAGACGGCAGAGATATTCTTTGAGGACGTTCTTATGGCTTGCGTGTTTTATGGTATGCCTATCCTTGTGGAGAACAACAAGCCGAGGCTTTTATATCACTTAAAGAATAGAGGGTACAGAGGATTTTCTGTAAACAGACCAGATAAGGTGTATAACAAGCTCTCTAAGACAGAGAAGGAGCTTGGTGGGATACCTAACTCATCTGAAGACATAAAGCAAGCTCACGCAGCAGCTATTGAGTCTTACATAGAAAAACACGTTGGATTTGATACGGACGGAGCTTTCAGAAATTCTGAAGACATGGGCTCTATGTCGTTCAATAGAACGCTGCAGGATTGGGCAAGGTTTGACATTAACAACAGAACGAAACACGATGCGTCTATTAGCTCTGGACTAGCAATAATGGCTTGTCAAAAAAACCTTTACCAGACTGAAAAAACACAATCAAAAATAAGTATTACCTTTGCAAGGTATAGTAATGATGGAAATCGTAGCCAAATAATTAGATGAAAGAAATAAACGTAAATATAAAGTCAACAAGTTTTCCTAATCAATTTGCATCTGATGCAGAAAAAAAGACAGACGAATTTGGTTTACAGGTTGGTCAAGCTATTCAATACGAGTGGTTTAAAAAGGATAGTAATAACTGTAGATTCTACGAGCAATCAAAAGAATTTCATAGGCTAAGGATATACGCTAGAGGGGAACAGTCTGTTGGTAAGTATAAGAACGAACTATCAGTTGATGGAGACTTGTCTTACTTAAACCTTGACTGGACACCAGTGCCAATACTACCTAAGTTTGTAGATATTGTTGTTAACGGAATGTCTGACAGATTATTTAAGGTTAAGGCTTACTCCCAGGATGCACTATCTCAATCTAACAGGAACAAGTATCAGAAGACTCTTGAAAAGCAAATGATTGCAAAGCCTATCCTTGATATTATTCAAAAGAAGACTGGAGCTAATCCTTTCGTTGTAGAGCCAGAAACTTTGCCTAAGACAGACGAGGAACTATCTCTTTACATGCAGCTTAACTTTAAGCCTGCTATTGAAATAGCAGAGGAAGAGGCTATTAACACTATACTAGAGGAGAACAAATACATTGACTTAAGAAAAAGGCTTGATTACGATTTAACCGTACTAGGAGTTTCCGTTACAAAGCATGAGTTTTTACCAGGTTCAGGAGTGGAGATTAAGTACGTAGACCCAGCCAATGTGGTTTACAGTTACACCGAAGACCCTCACTTTAAGGATTGTTTTTACTGGGGAGAAATTAAATCTGTTCACGTTAATGAGATAAGAAAGATTGACCCTACGATAACTAACGAGGAGTTAGAGACTATATCTAAAAGTGGGCAGAGTTGGTATGATTACTATAACGTAGCTCAGAATTATGACAATAATATCTTTAGTGCAGACACGGCTACTCTTCTTTACTTCAACTACAAGACCACTAAAACTATAGTATACAAGAAGAAGGTTTCTGACAACGGAAACATAAAAATGATAGAGAAGGACGATGAATTTAATCCTCCTGTAGAAATGATGGAAGAGGCTAAGTTTGAAAAAGTTTCAAAAACTATTGACGTTTGGTACGATGGAGTTATGGTTATGGGTACAAACATTATACTTAAGTGGGAAATGTCTGAGAACATGGTGAGACCAAAGTCTGCATCTCAGCACGCTATTCCTAACTACGTGGCTTGTGCTCCAAGGATGTACAAGGGTAATATTGAGTCTTTAGTTAGAAGGATGATTCCCTTTGCGGATTTAATACAAATTACTCATTTAAAAATACAGCAGGTAATTGCTAAGGTTGTTCCTGACGGTGTATTTATTGATGCAGATGGATTAAACGAGGTAGACCTGGGAACGGGTGCTGCATATAATCCAGAGGATGCTTTAAGGCTATACTTCCAAACAGGTTCTGTTATTGGTAGGTCTTACACTCAAGACGGAGAGTTTAACAACGCAAGAGTTCCAATTCAACAACTTACATCTAATTCTGGTGCAAGCAAGATGCAGATGCTTATAGGAAACTATAACCATTACTTAAATATGATTCGTTCTGTAACTGGGCTTAATGAAGCTAGGGATGGTTCAACGCCTGACTCTAACGCTTTAGTAGGCGTTCAGAAGTTAGCAGCGTTAAACTCTAACACGGCTACGAGACACATACTAGACGGAAGTCTTTATATTTATAGAGCACTATCTGAGGCTATATCGTATAGGGTTGCAGATATATTGCAGTACTCTGATTTTAGGGAGGAATTTGTAAATAAGATAGGGAAGTATAACGTAGGCATACTGAATGAGATTTCAGATTTATATATTTACGACTTTGGTATTTTTATTGAAATAGCTCCAGATGAAGAGCAGAAGGCAATGCTTGAGCAGAATGTACAAATGGCATTATCTAAGGGAGATATTAACCTTGAGGATGCTATTGATATTAGAGAGATAAAGAATCTTAAGCTAGCTAATCAGCTTCTAAAGATGAAGAGAATAGCGAAGCAAGAGAGAGAAGAGAAGATGGTTCAGCAGCAACAGCAAGCTCAACAGCAATCACAACAGCAATCACAACAACTTGCTGCTCAAACAGCTATGCAGAAGATACAGGCTGAGACTCAATCTAAGATGCAGATTAATCAATCCGAGATGGATGGAATGATGATGAAGATGGAGAGAGAGGCTCAATTAAAAGTGGAGCTAATGGATAAAGAATTTTCTTTACAGATGCAGCTTAAGGGGGTAGAGGTTAATGCTGTAAAAGATAAAGAGGTTATGAAGGAGGATGCTAAATCCCAAAGAATAAGCCAACAGAGTACACAACAATCAAAATTAATCGAGCAAAGAAAAAATAATTTACCA